TTCACTAAATTTATACTTCATCGGTTAATACCTCCACTAATGCGGCGTATCCCCCAATTTTTTCGCCATCACAAATAATCTGAGGAAATGTTCTGGCTCCTGGAAATGTTTCCATAAGTTCTTGTGGTGAATAGTCTTCACCCATACTAAGATACTCGACTTCACAACCCCGTTGCTCTGCTAAGTTCTTTGCCATCACACAGTATCCACAATCTGGCTTACTGTAAATCGTAATTTTTTTCATTTATTTCCTCGTTTTTATGTTTAACATAACCACGCGCTAACTTCTTTTTTCTGTCAGCGTGAGTGGTTGGCTTATTAAATTTGTTTAAATTTTTAGCTACTGGATTTTTTCTTCCTTTCATTGTATTTCTCCCTTGCTTTTCTCCTAGCCTTGTTACGCTCCTCTACTATTAAAGTAGACTCCCACGCAAACCAAGCCATAAATATTGTTATGGCAAAACCGATTAAATTATTTAATACTAGTGTCCAATCCATTATCTTGTTATCCTCTGTTCATAGTCTGCGTAGTCTTCATTCCACCAATGTGGTTTATCTCTAAACTTCCAAGAAGCAAAAGTAGCTTTATCAAGATGATAATAGTCACGATACGATTGTATTGGATTATCATAATCTTTTAGTTCGTCTGGCATTGCTAGACCGAACTCTGTAAAACCTACTCTTTTCATGTTTACTGGTTCAGGAAGATTGTTTACTACTTCATGTATAGACTTATGTTCTTTGCCATATCTATACCTATACTCATCATTCAAGGCATTGCCATAGCAATGTGTCCACTCATGATTGTCTAATGATGACCTTGCCCATATTGTGCATGGGTGGTTATACATCATAGGTAAGTATGGAGTTAAAGGTCGTTCCTCTGGAGGTAAGTGTTTAATTAATGCTTTCTCTTTATTAAGCACCTCCCGCTCTTCGGCATTGAGGGCTCGAGGAACGAAGCCTAGAAACTTATCTATCCAAATGCTAGTGCATAGTATCTGAGCTACTTCTAGCGGCATCTTGACAATGTGTTTGTCAACATGAGCTTCCGCGCATTTGTCTAAGTCTTCATCTAAATAAAATAAGTTCATTAGGGTTACTCCACAAAAAAACGACAACCGTCTTCTCGCTCATTAGAGGAGTTGTCGATTGCCGTTTCGTTTTGTTCTTCTGATTTTTTCATATAGTATATATTATACTAAAAAATTAACCACTTGTCAAGAACTGTTTTTATTTCCCACCAAAGGCTTTTCCAGCTTCTGAGATACCGAATGCTCCCAAAGTTACTACTACTAAAGAGGTATAGATTGTGTCCGAAAACAATAAATCCTTACCATAAAATGCAGTAATTAAGTCACAAACGGCGAAGACTGCCATAAATCCGAAAGAGATAAATCCAATTATCGCTTTCTCGTTTATATCGTTATCATCTAAGAATAAGTCTATAAACTTTCTTTTAGGCGGAGCTAGTCTCTTCTTGGCATCAGCTGCCTCTAGTTGCATTTCCTTAATAGTATCTTCTGCCATATCGAGTTTTTCGATTAGGCTCATATACTTATCAAGGTCAATTTCGACTTCGTTCCTGTCGTTATCTACTGTGCTGGACATTTATTTAGTCCTTTGCTTTTCCTACATTGAGTGCAACCCAATCTAGTACTTTGTAGAGTTTTTTGACAATCCCGTCATCTACAGGTGTGGGAGTTAAAGCTGCGACTAGTGACGCTCCCATCACTAACCAAGGTATTACTTGTACCCATGCTATAACCCATTGAATGAATTCTAACATTCTCCTCTCCTTTCATACTTAACGTATGCGTGCTATGTTTGATTGTGTAAGCGGTGCGCTTGTTTGCGCTCCCAATCCTCGATAGCTTTTTTTATACTTCCTTCCGCTAAAACGCTACAATGCAATTTAATCGGAGGAAGTTCTAGAATTTCGGCAATATCTTTGTCCTTTACTTCTTTTGCTTCCGTTAATGTTTTACCCTTTAAAAATTCTACGAATGTTGTGGAAGAAGCAATCGCACTACCACATCCGTAAGTTTTGAATTTCACATCTGTTATGCGTTCGGTGCCTGCCTCAAGCTTAAGTTGCAATTTCATGACATCGCCACACGCTGGTGCGCCTACCATTCCTGTTGCAACATTGGGCTCATTAGGGTCAAATCGCCCTACAGAATGTTTTTCAGGGTTTTGTAATACAGATTCGAATCTCTCTACTACTTGTTTAGAATAACTCATACTTATTTATTAAGTGTTTCCCAGCGACAAATATGCCGTATGCTAGGCCGCTCCATATTAATAGGTTAAACACAACTATAAATATTGTTGTTGGCAAATTAAATATTTCCCACATTATAATTTCTCCAAAGTTTTATAACTCTCTATGGTGTCGACTTGAATGTCGTCCCATCTTTTAAATTCTACATCATAACAGATAATCTTGTCACCTGAGTATGATTTGATATGTTTTGGTACCGGCATTAGTTTCTCACAGGTTGTAAACTCTCTCGAGTGAACCATACCACTATTTAAACTAATGAAGGATATCTCAACGACACCCTTATCTAATAATTCTTTTAAGTTCTCACTATCAATGTTCATTCTTTTTTAATGTTCCTACTACTACTTCTAATTTATCTATTCTATCTATCAATGGTTGATAGCCATCAAAGCCTTCTAGCCCACATTTAGGGTGAGCTATCTTTTCTAAGGCTACTATTCTTTTCTCTAGGTCGGTATCTGTGACTGCATATTTAGTAGTGAAAAAACTAATTAGTTTCTTTATCATTGGTCGTTACCTCTCGATAATATACTATTACTTCTCCCATCTGCTTGATATACCTTTTCAGTTCTTGCATATCCTCTGCCATTACTTTATAATCTCCTACACTAGTAGCAACAAATACAACTTCTCCGTTGTTTTGGTCTTTCATTTCATCTAAGAACTTGTCTAAGTAGGTATATCCTTCTGGCCAATCTGGGTTTTCTCTTTCATCTAGGTTGCATGTCTTTGGTCTTTTGAATTGTTCTACGCCTTCTTCATTGAACTTTTTAGGCTCAAAAGGTATAGTTCTCTTACATGGATTTACTATCCTTGCTTCTGACACTACATGCCACTTAGGGGCAGTTAATTCTAGCGGTCTTGGTAATGTGGGTTGCATAATATCTATTTGCATTGGTTTGCTTACTATTTCTACTTGTTTAGAAGGTAGTAAGGAACAACCACTAATCGCTAGTGTTAGGATTGTTAAGCTCGTAAAGTGCTTCTGTATCATCTTCTAGTCCCTCCATTACGGATTCACTTGCATTGTTAAATCTTAGTTCTATCATGCCAGGCTTCTTAAGCGCAAGTACATCTAAATTATGTCTGGCAAATATTGATAGATACTCAGCTTTTTCTTTTTCTATCTGAGCATTTTGACGAGTCATGTTCATTAATGACTGTCCTTGTTTTTCATACTGTTCTTTTATAGTGGCTATAGTCTGTTTTTGTTCTTCAACAGCATACTCTAACTTTACATTGTTTGCTTTTAATGTTTCATTTTCGGTATATAACCAATAGCAACCAATCCCTAAAGCTAATATTGCTCCTGCAAAAAACTGATTCATTATATCTCCTCTATTCTGTAGTTTAATCCGTCAGCACCACGAATCTCTACGATTTCTTTTTCCCAAGTTCTGAACTTAATGTATTTATCTTTTTTAGTTAAGAATTTACGGACAATAAAAGTCTGGTCATCTGCATCGCCAAAAGTATTATTATAACTAACTGTTAGCTTATACCTTGTCGTGAACAGACTTATTAGCCAGTTCTTCATGTCTTTCATTAAGTTTTTTATCTTGTTCATCTTTTACCATTCCTATGAATTCTGCTATATATTCCTCTATAGACATTCCTCTTTCTTTTGCGTGCTGTTGTGCTTGAAGCAGTAATGCCTCGGGAATCTTAAACTTCATACCATTCTTTGTTTAAAAACAATAATGCTTCGGCTTCTCGTCTACGAACAAGTCCTTCGAGAACTTTTCCGCCTGCTTTATTCCATCTTTTGATTTGTGCAGGAACACCATCGTAGTCGCCTTTGTTTAATACTTTTAGCAGTGTTGATGCGAGTAAATTCGATGAGCCTAAGTTATAAACCCATGATACTAGTGCATCGAATTGATTTTGTGATAAAGGACAGGTAACGTGGTCATTTATATAGCCTTCATACTCTTCCAGCTCCACTTCGAGCATATGCTCTGCATGGTTTTGACTCCACTCATCTCCTTCCTCTACATCTTTTGTATGGCCGTAGCCGATTGTCCAGACACCTGCTGAACATTGGTAAGCTGTTAATTCACAGCCTTCAAATTTTTTAATAAGGGCTATGCCCTCTTGTGATGTTTTCAATTTTTTTCTCCTGTAAGAAAATGAGTGCCTCTTTTTGAGGAGGCACCCAAGTTTTGTTAGACAATTTGCTAGTAAAGCCATAAATATGTGTTCACTAATACACTTGCTACAAATGATAGTAATACTATCTGTGCAAATGCCTCTATGAACTTACTTGTGGTTTCAATATCTAGCTTCTGTCTCTCCGTTTTTACAAATTTTTTAATCTGTTCCATTTATATACTCCAAGATTGCCTCTTGGAAACTGGAGCGAACTACACTATTTCTAATATTTGTCTTTTAGAATTCGGCGTTCTAGACAGAGAGATTGTTAATAAACCATTTGATTTGTTAACAGAGTCTACTTGTAATTCAGAATTTAGAATAAATCTTCGTTCAAAAGATTTTAAACTAAGTCCCTGATGCACGAACTGTTCGCCATCATTTAACTTGCGTTCCTTTTTTCCCTTAACATGAAGTTCTTCGCCATCAGCGATAACTTCAAGTTCCTCTTTACTCCAACCTGGCAATGCGATTTCTATACGATAATCACCATTACATTCGATTATGTTATATCTAGGATATGCACTTTCCGTATAATGCGGCATAGTGGGCACATCTAGTCCAAGCCAAAATTTACTTAAATCAATACTCATTTTTATTCTCCAATATTCCTTTCGGTAATAATTGCCTACCCTTTCGGTGTAGACGCGTTAAACGAGAATGAACCTATTTCATTCTCTATAGTATATTATACCAAAATTAATACCGAAAGTCAAGAACTATTTTTTGTTTAGTCCTCGAAATCAATGTGTCCATTACTTCTCATATAGTCTAGCGTGGTAGAGATTCCCTCTCTTTTCCCACTATAGTAGCTACAACTTACTGCAATTACTAGTAAAATTAAGTATGCGATATCTTGTTCAATCATATTAAAATTCTCCATTTGAATATATATTATATCAAAATTTACACCATCTGTCAAGAGATATTTACAACAATGTTAAATTTAGTTCTTGACAAATGCTCAGGAATATGTTATACTATGCGTATGATAAAAATTTATGATAATTTTATGGACATTGACCAGATGACTACGCTATATTCGTTAGCGGTTACTGGGCATTATCAAATTGGTTGGGACGATACTAGCACTATCGAGAATAGGCAGTATCCATGCTTACACATGGAATTTCCTAAAATTCAGTGGTCAGAACTTCAACATTATTTTGATACTTGCCCTGAACTAGAAGGTCTAGAAGTTCAAAAAGGGGTAATTAATCTTACTACTCCTTCATCAATCAACTTTCGTCATACGCACGGGAACGAATCTCGTGTGTTTTTATACTATCTCAACCCTGAATGGAGAGAAGAATGGTATGGCGAAACTATCTTTTATGGCGATAAAGGCGAAGATAATAGAGTAATTTCCTATGAACCAAATAGAGCTGTTATCTTTGATGGGCACCACCCACATTCAATAAGACCTGCTTCGCACATAGCACCTAGTTATAGATTTACTCTATCAATTTTCTTCGAACTACAAGACAAAAATAGTTCTTGACATTTGATACTTGTTTTGATATAATATATATATGAACTATAAAAGAGGACACTGGGCTGATAGCGAACGTAAGTATCTCAAAGATAATTACAATCGGTTGCCCATAGAGGAAATCATAGCGAAGTTAAATCGAAGTCCCAGTTCAATAACTTCGCAAGTACACTACCTTCGTAAACGAGGGTGGACATTTAATAGGATTAAAGATAATGAGTAATATAATACACTTTCCGAGAAAAACGGATTCAGAAGAACAAGTAGTAGAACTAATGAACTTGCTAGTATACAAGTGCAGTGAAATGGGAATCAATATAAGTGACCCTGACTTTGTATATGATATGGCGTGGGTACAGCGATTCGTTCAAGCCACTTGTGATAATCAAAATAATATTGCAAATGACCTTTATCGTTTAACCCGTGCAGAAGGTATATGTCAAGAGTAGACTATAAAACACACTTACTCATAGTTGCTATGGAAGAAGCTGGAGAGTTTATTCAGGCATGTTCTAAAATATACAGACACAATGGCGGAAAGACTGAAATTCAATGTCTTTCAGAAGAAGTTGGTGATGTTCAAGCACTCATTAACTTACTACAAGAGTCTGGCGTTATAGACCTGAATGTGGCAAACGAAAAGCGAATACAAAGAGAAAAGAAATTAAGGAAATATGCCAAAAGTAACAACAAATAATATGAGTTTCGAGAAAGCACTTCGTATCTTCCGTAAGAAGTGCGAGAATGCTGGAATCAAAGATGATGTTCGTAAGAAAGAATTTTACGAAAAGCCGAACCAAAAGAGAAGAAGAAAAAAGCAAGAAGCGGTTAGACGAAAAGACCGAGCTCTCAAAAAGGAAAAAGCCGAGTTTATTAGAAGGGGACGTCACGCTAGATGGAGATAAATACTTCATTCTTCGACTCACAATCAAAAAAATAAATTATTTTCACATTCTGAAGACCTATCCGAATACATCAAATCATACCCCTAGGAAAAATAGTATTTGATTTTTTGCTAAAATTGTGATATAATAATATCATAAATTATGATGATTAGATAAACCAAATAATTATCACTTTTCACGAAACGAACTTACAATGAGATTTCATCTCAATAGAAGCTCTGGAATGTAAATGGAAGAGCTTACCTTGAAATCTTCTTTGTATAGTGAGTGATAACGATATAATCTATATCAATCATATCTTACCCAATGAAAGTAATTCAATCCGTATCGGGTATTTCTAAAGAATTACAATTACCAATTTCACAACAAGTTACTACAATTGCGTCCAATTCGCAATCTATTTTTGACCTATATCTTTAAAAGGTCTTATACAATTATCCCAATTATTACACTTCATATGCAAATTATCCCTAGATTAAGAGAAAGAAGATTGAGCCTTTAGACTCATAACGAGGTGTTATAACCCCGCTACAAGTCCTTGAACTCATCTGGTTGTGGGAATCGAATGTTCCTCACAGAAGTCGAAAATCTATAGCTATCGTCATCATAAAGTGTTATTATCATGCCGTGGTCTGGGTGAACTCTTGGCTCTTTCTCGACCATATAATATTTTCCTCTCTTTGCTATAGTTTCTCTAGTTTTACTATTTGTTGGGAGTAGCTCAACTATTCTCTTTTTCCAAGCTGTCATAATGTCCTAGCCCTCCTAATAAATTCTTTAATTCTGGCTTGGGAGATTTTACCAACCCCGCCAAGTCCTTATAATCAATTTCTAACAAATCTGCAATATCTTGCACAATTTGTTTCTTTGTGACGGGCGTCTCACCCGTTTTAGTCTTATATACTGTTTTCTTGTAGACTCCTTCTCTAGAAAGTTTCCCAATTATAGATTTTATACTCTTATCTAAATCTTCACTTAGTTTTTCTACTGTTTCTCTACTAGGATTTTCAGTATATGCTACAGTCATCATCTTGACTTGTTCTGCTGTATAATTTACGCTCATATAAATTCTCCTAAATCGCCTGTTACGTCAATGTCCTCTATTTTCTTTTTCCACGCTACAACAATATCATTCATTTCCATAGGAGTCATTGACCACTCCTTACATAATACTTTCATAGCCGTTAACTCAGATTCTTCTAGCACTATAGTTCTATACTCAAAGTCCTCACAAATCTGTTCCATAATGTGTTTATTTACATTCATGTTTTGCTTCTCCACTTATCTACTAATTCAGCTCCTTCTAGCCTCTCACCAAAAGTGTGAATAATTTTATTATCTTGCCATCTTTCAATAATGCCACTATTATATTCTACATCTATTACACGCTTCCCATCAGTATCCTCAGGTCTAGTATCATAATGCATAGAACTTAAACTGTGGGCATGAATGCATGCTACACCTTTTGCCCACTCCTCTGCTTCTAGTAGCATTTTCTGCATTCCTACTATCTCATCATACTGCGTCACTTCAAATTCTCCCATATGAAGTAACCTGCGATACATAAACATAGAAAAGATACTATGCCTAAATATGCGAATGTGTTCCATATAAATTCTAGCACTATAGACTCCTGTTTTCAAAGTAGCTATAGATTAAATCATCTAGCCACTCATTAGGACAGACTTCTTCACCATCAATTTCATAGGTTTTGTCCCAAAAGTTCTCACTTTCTACTTCATTTCCGAACTTTTTCTTCAATTCATTGTGAATATCATCGCCATCTAACTCCTCATAATCAGAATAACCCTCGCCTTCTGAGTTTACGCCAAAGTCTGCGATACCAACAAAGTTGCGAAATTCATCTTCATATGTCATATATGCAGTTGCGTCTTCATCCCATTGACCTAGATAAGCTACTATGTGTTCTACCATTCCAATAGGTGGGCTCCATGCTGAATAACCACTAAAATAGTCGTCATTCCAATCTTCAAGATTACACCATTTCGCTCCAATATTGTTTACATACCAATCCCAGCTATTTTCAAGATAGCCATCACTATCAAATGTAGGATTTGCACTTGCCATAAAGGGTTGAACTTCTAGCTCTTTTAATTCTTTGTATGAGTGATAAGGCGGTTCTAGTGGTTCGCCTCCCCATGTTGTTTTTACTTCGACCATCTCTGTCGCCAATGAATTATTTAGATTTTTTACTGCTTCTTCACTAGCGTTAAGATGGATACTAAAATAAACGTGATTTGCCATTATATATCTCCTTGCTCGCGCACCTCACTCCTAACAACCTCAAAGCCGTTGGGGTAGCGTTTTTCTAATTTCTTTATATTTTCTTGCATTACTTCTTCAGGAGTGAAACCTAAAGCAATACAACCTTGAACCCAATACCATAATACATCGCCTAACTCACGCTTCATGTGAAATATCTCATCATCTGAGAACTTTGTATCAGCTTGGAATATTTTTTTCTTTACTACTTCTGCGAATTCTCCACTCTCAGCCATCATGCCGATAACAGAAGTCATTAATCGAGCTACTTGCATAGCTTCTCCACTTTCGCTACCTTTAGTCCATGTGTCGCCACGCAGATTATCTAGCCTGCTTATTAGTGTTGAAGTATCTTTGCTCGCGTTACTTGTAGTAGTGTCTACAAATTTAGCATAATCATTTATCATTTGGTTCTCCTTCTACTGCTATTAATTCATTTAATCTTTCTATCATGCCTTCGTATTCTTTAGTTAGAATTTGCAACTCATCATTTAGTTGCTCAATCTGTTCAACAATCGTTTGCATATCCTCATCACACAGCCTAAGGAGTTGGGTTATACGCCCAATCTCCTCTTGTCTATATTTTTGTCCTACTCGCTGTGCAGAGTTAGGGAAATGTATTAACTTACCCATAGATTACCTACTGATATCCATAGAAATACTACTAATACTATATATCCCATACTAAGTAAGACTGTGTCTAAGCCGGGCTCATAGTCGCCCCATATTGCTTCCATTAGTTTCTTCATTAGCTATACCTATCGTTGTCGTTCTTAAAATACATATAGATAAGAAACATTGCTACTAGAGTTAATACTGTGAAGTCCATTATCGCACTCCCTTAGAATTTTCGTCTAACCACTCAATATCATAGTCTTTCTTTAGCGTGACCTTAACTTTTCGTTTATTTCGTCCTGCTACTTCATAGTCTATTTGCGTGCCTGTGTTTAGGAATATGTTCGCTACTTTACGCTCGAAGGTTTTATACTCCGCCTGTGTTAATTCAACTGTCACTAGGCACCTCCCATACAACTTTGATACCTCTGCGTGTAAGCTCGTTTAAGAACTTCTGTTTGTGCTTAGGTTTAGTTCTGCTACTATTGATTGCCTCAAAGATAGTTTCTTTGCTTTGGCACTTTAAATAGTGATGCTTCCACTTTTTCTTTTCGTTTTGCGTGTTCATACGCGCACCTCTTGCGTTCCTCGCGTAGACTCTTTCACTTGGTTTAAATTTTGCTGGCATTATTCCTCCTTTTTAATTCTGCTAATATTTCGTTTTTATACTTATGTTGGGGAAACTTCTTTAGCACTTCCTCCATGTGCTTTGTTGTATGTATTCCATTATGGAGGCGATACATAAACTCCTCTCGTTTTGTTTTAAAGTGCTTGGGATAATACTTGTGGGGTTGCCACATACTATCCCAATTTATCTTATATGTCATCTTAGCCTTTCTACTATATACTCGTTTACAACATCTAGCATAGTTTCATAGTCTTGATACTCTACTTTGTTGACTGCATACTTATGTGCTTCGATAATTAAGCTCTTAGGCACATCATCAATAGAGCATATGAAACTTGGATTGTCTCCGCACTCCTCAAACTCTATATAATGGCGTAGATTTTCTACTGTGTCCTCTAGGCATAAAATACCATAGATTTCGCACTCATAGAACTTTTCTACTGCGCTTAGCACTTCAAATAAGCCATGTGTGTGGAAGTAAAGCAGGCCATCATCTGTGTCCTGCTTAAACTCTTTTCCACTTTGGTCGCTAGGTTGCCCTTTGTCAAATATACCCCAAAAGCGCATTATCTACTCCCTTTTGTGTATGTTCTGACTGTGCCGACTGTTGAAGGCGTTTCAATGACTTCGCTACCCAAGTTCCATGTTTGGTGAGGGCCTTTCCAGTAGTTTCCACACTTCTTCCTACGCTCAATTTCTTTGCGTATTAGTTTGCCTGTGTGTGTCAATTCCTGCCTTTTCGCCAGTAATTCGACATTATCCATTTGCATTACTGCGAGATATTCTGTATTTACTTGTGCCATTTTTTCCTCCTTCTGACTTCAAAATTTTAATATAGATATATTATATCACGCTTATGAGGTCATGTCAAGAACTATTTTAAGATATGCTGAAATTTTTGATGTTAATTTCGGTGGGATAAAAAAACCGAGCACTTCGGCTCGGTTGAAAAAATATACTTTTTTGCTTTCATAGGTATTATACGCATCTATTCCCTATGTGCTGTGCTTACGTGCGGAAAGACTTATCAGCTTTTTAAGTTTTTATACTCGCTACGTTGGCATGGTTCTTATGTTCACTCGGAACTGCGTAGACCACTCGAGTCGTAGAAGCAGAGAGGCTATGGAAAAAGTTAGCTAAATTACGCAACCTAAATGCATCTGCAAACTACTGTTTAAATAAGTCAGAGGTGAAGGATTGTTACAGGCTTGACTGATTATCGCTGGCCTATTTCGCAACACTTGAACTTGCTTAGCTTTTATACTGACTCCAAGTCTGCAGTTCGCAATCAGTGTATTTATTAATTGCTAATCTCCTATGTCGTATTATCATTATAGTGCTTACTGCCCCTCTTACCCTACTACTTTGACAGCTAAAGCTGAATCTCAGCGTGGGATATCCTCGCAGTTAGCGATGGAGTTCTCTATACGCACGGCCCGCTTAAACAATTACTACTAATCTAACGACTCGGCTCTGTAAACTCCTTGCCCATTCTACTAACTAACTTATGCTCGCATTTACTTGAGGGTTGAGATTTGGAATGTTCGCATCGAAATGCTACTTATCGGTATCTTCAACTAGCACACTGAAGCTAGAAAGTGTAGGTTTGGTCGAGAACTCCTACAAACTCCCAAGCATTTTAAAGAAGTGCTTGGAACTACTACAACGCCGTTTAAGCTAAGGTTGCCTCACTAGGATCGCTACTTGCATGTTGCTACCAAGAAATTGGTTTGTTGTCATGCGTTCATCTGACATTCTGGCTGTGTCCACCCATTCATTCACCTCTGCGTCTTTCGTTTTACTACTTTAGCGCAGTGCAATCGGTAGGTTTTATACTTTCGACAAAGTGCTCGAGGGGTGATGCCTGATTCGCTTACTGCTCTCTGCCCGAAAAAGGGACTTAGTGAGAGGCTAACTGGCTAGGGTTACACCCACTTCGTTTACCGACAAGCTTATCGGATATGCACTTGCTTCTTACTATCGGAAGATATCTCTGCATACGAGCGTCAAAAACGGACATTTCACTCATCTAACGCTTTCTCTCAATGTCTAACGAGCGTTCGGCTATATTTAAAGTGATGCCTCACCGCACAGTGTTGAGGAGCTGGCTCTCCTTGCGTATCAACTTTCAGACTGGCAAAAGCTCAGGTGACTTGTTGAACGCTTGTTTTAATTTCGTTGTTCTTTTCAAAATTTATAAGTATATTATACACCGCTTTTGGGGATTTGTCAAGAAAAATTTTAAATTATTTTTCTCACTCCTCCCCGAAGGGCGAAGCACATTACTACTGTGCTTCTAGGTGGTCAGCTAACTTTGAAAGGTCAGCTTTAGTAGCCTTAACGATAGTCGGTATTTCGATACCAAGTGCGTTGTGTATTCTATCAACAAATTCTTGCTTTAATACTACAGGCTCGCCTCTTTTAGTAACTCTTGGCTGAGCTTTGTAAATGCCTTCTCTTGAAAGTTTAGCAATTACACTTCTTGCATTCTTACCTAATTTCTCTGCAAGCATATCTACTGTTGCTCTAGTTGGTTCTTTTGTGTAAGCTTCGAGCATGAAAGCCACATCTTTATCTGAATAATTTTTAGCTGTTGCCATTGTTTCCTCCTTTGTGCTTCTTTTAAAAATCTTTCTAATCCATTTCATAATATAAATATTATACTATGATTTTATACTGCCTGTCAAGAACTATTTGAAGCAATGCTTAAAATAAGTAAGGCAGACAATGCCACGAGATTTACAAGAATAAGCATATATTCTGCTGTCATCTTCTTGCGAATGTTTCTCAATTTCATATAAATATTATACTGCGCCTGTATGTGCGAGTCAAGAACTTTCTTACGCGAGGCATCATAAAATAACGCCAGCGAATTCTCGGGGGCCGCGCACGAAAC